TGCATACGATCTCCGCAGGGTTCCGGGTGCCCTACGAGCTTCTGACCGGGGATCTCTCCCAGGTGAACTATTCCTCGATCCGGGCCGGGCTCGTCGAATTCCGCCGCATGATCGATGCCGTCCAATGGCAGCTCTTCATCCCGATGTGTTGCGCGCCGCTCTGGCGCTGGTTCACGGAGGCCGCCTGGGCGGCGGGGCTGATCCCGACACCCGAGGTCGCGGTCGAATGGTCTCCCCCGAAGTTCGAGGCGGTCGATCCGCAGAAGGAGGCAACGGCGCAGCTCCTCGCCATCCGGTCCGGGACGATGACGCTGGCCGAGGTGATCGCAAGACAGGGGCGCAACCCGGATGCGGTGCTGGCCGAGATCGCCGCGACAAATGCCAAGCTCGACGCGCTGGGCCTCGTTCTCGACAGCGACCCGCGGAAGGTCACCAAAACCGGGATCCTGCAGGGGGCGAACGCCGCGGCCGAGAAGGAAGCGGAAGAGGGCGCAGAGGACAAGGACGGCGCCGAGGACGACGGTGGCAAGGAAGACACCGTCGGCGGCGGGAATGATGAGGGCGATGACAATGATGAGGACGGAGCCGATGATGACGCCGACTAACGCGGCCATTTCTGTCCCGGTGAAGGAGACCCTGCCATGAGGGGTTTCGTCGAGCCGGGCCGGTCTCTGACGCTGGCCGCGCCGTATGCCGTCGTGCCCGGCGGTGGCGTGCTGATCGGTGCGCTCTTCGGCGTCGCCGCTGGGTCTGCCGCGCTGGGCGAGCCTGTCGAGGTCGTGCTCGAGGGCGAGGTCGATCTGCCGAAGGCCGTGCCGGAGGCTTGGGTGCCGGGGGACCGCATCTTCTGGGACCGCGCGGCGCGGCTCGCCACGACGGAGATCGCGACCAACACGCTGATTGGAATGGCGACCGAGGCCGTATCGGCCGATCCGCTGGAAACGGAAGGTCGCGTGCGGCTGAACGGCCGAGCGGCAGGCGGGGTTCATGGCCTTCCGGCGGGACTCGGCTGGACGCAGGCGCCAGTTGTCGCGACGCGGCTCGGAGATCGGTACGCCGTCAATCTCTCGCCACGATCGCTGGTGAACCCTGCGATCTGGACGGGGGCGGCGATCCATGTCGATGGGGTCGCAGGGGCCGACGGGAACTCAGGGCTCGGCTCGGCCGACGGCGTCTTCACTGCGGCGAAGAAGACGATCCATGCCGCCTTCACGGCCGGCAATGCGACCGGTGCCCCCTATCGCGTCATCGTCAAGCCCGGTACCTTCGAGAACTCGGCCTTCACCAACAACGGCACCGTCGAGCCGAACCAGCCGGTGGCGATCCTAGGCTGGAATGGGCGGGTGAACTATCGCAGCGGGCTTCGGTCGCAGGCATGGACCCTCGACCAGGGAACCACTTACACGGCCACGATCACTTCGGTGATGCGGCTGTTCCGGGCGGACCTGCTGACGGAAGAAGGGCTCTACATGGAGCTGGTGCTCGCTGTGTCGCTTGCCGCCTGTCGCGCGACGGTCGGCACCTGGTTCAAGGACACGGGCGATGTCCTCTACGTCAATCTTGGGAAGGTGGTGACTTCCACCGATGTCGTCGTGATCCGCGGCTTCCACGGGGCGAGGTTCCTGACGCATGCCGCGGATCTCTATCTCGAGAACCTCGACATCGAGGGCGGGATCACCGGGGCGCTGCATTGCGATGCCGTAGCCAACCGCGCCTTCGTCGGAGTGAACTGCACCTTCCGCTATTCCTCGCCTTCGACCTCGGGCCCCGTCCCCCTCGACGCGGTACAGATCCGGCGCACCGCAGGGCTCGTCGCCTTCTTCGACTGCGACGCCTCATCGGGGGCGAAGGATGGCTGGAACTTCCATGCCGATGGCACATCGGGGATGCAGGTGCTCCTCGTGAACTGCACGGGCTGGCGGAACGGAGCGATGGCCTCGCCATCGAACAACGCGGTCACCAGCCATGACGATGTGGTCATGGCGGTGATCGGCGGGCGGTTCGGGCTCTCGCGGAACGGGACCGACATCCACTGCATCGAGGAGGCAAAGACCTTCATCCTCGGGGCCGAGGTCGTTGCGCGCGATCCGGACGGGACCTGCACCGCCTTCAAGTGCTCGAACAACGGGCGCATGTGGCTGCAGGACACCGTGGCCGATGCCGCGGGCGGGGCGACCGCGAACTACGGCATTGAGGCCAATGACGGCGGCATCGTCTGGCGCCGCGATCACTGGAACCGGGCGGGGACCGACTTCCCCTCCAACGGCGGGCAGATCCTTGCGTTCTGACGCCTGAGACGCGCGTCAAACCGATCCCCGCTCGTCACCCATCCACAGGATCCTTCATGGACAGCATGATCGAACTTCCGGCCTTGCGCCGGGCAGCGGAGCTTGTGCCGCAAAGCGTCGATACGGCCGCCCGCACCGTCGAGGTGACCTGGTCAACCGGGGCACGGGTCCGCCGCGCCAGCTTCTTCGGCGACGCTTACGACGAGGAACTGAGCCTCGACCCTGCCCATGTCCGGCTGGAACGGCTGAACGCCGGCGCTCCCTTCCTGAAGGTCCACGAACTCGACACGCTCGACGCTGTGATCGGCTCGGTCGTGCCGGGTTCGGCACGGATCAATGATGGCCGGGGCATCGCGCAAGTCCGGATCAGTGAGCGGGCCGATGTCGAGCCGATCTGGCGCGACATCCTCGCCGGCCATATCCGAGCGGTTTCGATCGGCTACCAGGTGCATCGCTTCGAGATCAGCAAACCCGATGGCGGGCGGGAACTCTGGCGGGCCGTCGACTGGACGCCCTTCGAGATCTCGGCCGTGCCGGTGGGTGCTGATCCCGCAGCCGGGTTCCGCCAGCGCGGCGATGTCAATGACTGCGTCCTGCAGCGGCGCGGCGGGGCTGCCGACCAAGATATCCACGCAACCGCAGACCACGCCTCAACTGCGGCGACCGCTGCTGCGAACCCCGCCCCCAATCCCACGACCGAGGAGACCACCATGACGGACACAATGAACGCCGCCCCGGCGGCGCAAGGCCCTGCGCCCGACGCAGGTCAGTTGAGCGACACGCGCGGCCAGACGAACGCGGTGCTGGGCGGCCTGGCTGCCTCTTCTGGCACCTCCCCGGAAGTCGGCATGGCTGCTGGCACCACGGCCACCCCCACGGCCACTCCCGACGCGGAGGCCGCCGCAACCTGCGCTCGTGAGGCCGAGCGGGACCGCGTGTCCACGATCTACGATCTCGCTGGGCGGCTGAACCTCGCCCGCGGCTTTGCCGAGGATCTCGTCAGGCGCGGGGTGACAGTGGACGAATCCCGTCGCCTGATCCTCGACCAGGTTGCAGCCCGGTCCGACGAGACCCGGACCTTCGGCCAGGTCGCGGTGCCCCTCGGCGGGCGCGACGAGCGCACCACCCGCCGCGATGCCGTGGCGAACGCGCTCCTGCACCGTTACAGCCCGACACTCTTCACCCTCGAGGATGCGGCACGGCAGTACCGCGGGATGACGCTTCTCGAACTGGCACGGGAGAGCCTGGCGAACGCGGGTGTTTCCACGCGTGGGCTCTCGCGCGACGAGGTGGCGACACGAGCGCTGCACTCCACCTCCGACTTCCCCGAGATCCTCGCGGCCGTCACGAACAAGACGCTTCGACAGGCCTATGACGCCTATCCCCGGACCTTCGCCCTCTTCTGCCGCCAGGTGCTGGCGACCGACTTCAAGGCGATGCACCGCGTACAGCTTGGCGAGGCGCCGCAACTCCTCGAGGTCGGCGAGAGCGGCGAGTTCAAGCGCGGCACGCTCGGCGAGAGCAAGGAGAGTTACCGCGTGAAGACCTATGGCCGGGTCGTCGCCATCACCCGGCAGGTGCTGATCAACGACGATCTCGACGCCTTCACTCGGATCCCGGCGATGTATGGCAATTCCATCGCCCAGCTGGAAAGTGACGTCGTCTGGGGAATCATCACCGCCAACCCGGCAATGGCCGACGGCAATGCACTTTTCCATGCGACCCACAAGAACCTCGCCGGGACCGGTGCGGCGCTCGACGTCACCAGCGTGGGCGCGGCGCGGGCGGCGATGGCGAAGCAGACCGGGCTCGACAAGAAGACCGTCCTTAACATCCGCCCCGCCTTCCTGATCGTGCCCGCGGCCCTCGAGCTGAAGGCCGAGCAGCTGGTGGCGCAGAACCTCGTGCCGGCGGACAGCGCCAAGGTCGTGCCGCAGTCGATCCGGACGCTCAGCCCCATCAGCGAGCCTCGGCTCGATGCGGCAAGCGAGACGGCTTGGTATCTCGCGGCCAACCCCAACCAGATCGACACGATCGAATATGCCTATCTGGAGGGGCAGCAGGGAGCCTATATCGAGACGCGCAACGGCTTCGATGTCGACGGGGTCGAGATCAAGTGC